TGTTCAGATTCAGCTATTTTTTTGTTTAGCACCACACGAAGCAATATAAGCAAAATTGTTAGATTCAAGCAACCAAAAATAAAAGTTGTCAGGAATATTAAACATAGTATCTGAGAGTCATTTATCATTTGTGCCCATTGATGCATGGCCGATTTTTCAGTGTGGTACTGACATCATGAAGATCGGTTTTTATGTCTTTGGCCTGATCATCATGCTCTTTGTAGCATTTTTCTAATGCCCTTTGCCCCTCTCGTATCTCTTTTTGCTGAGTAATCACTTCGCAAATCTTGGCCACGATTCTATCGGTCGAAGCTTCCCATTCCTTTGAGATCCGATTCTGCGATTTCTCCCATTCAAGGGGCATTTTGTAGACAAGATAGCCACATAGGCCCAAAATGAACATGAAGAGCAACCCGAAAATGATTAGAAAGAAATCCCCGCCAGCGGCGGAGATAACGGCATCGGTTGGAGTGACCATTGACCCCTCATGTAAAAGGCACCTGCGAAGCTTCCCCGGCCTGGCATTCTAGCTGTGGAACTTGGGTTAGACCGATAGCAGCGATCTTGGTCTTCGCATAGTTGACGACCTGATCCCTGGTCCATGTGGGATAGGTCCGAAGAGCCTTGCAGACATAATATGAGAATACGCCCCTCGGCTTGCCGCCTACCAAGACCTCGGAAGAGGTTTGGCCCTCACCACTTGCTGCGAAGAGGCTTTCCTTCATGGTTGGCACAACGACTGCCTTTGCCTTGCCCTTCTTGGCCTTGCCAGTGAACGGAACATAGCGATCGCCCAAGACCGGGATCTTATGGAGATCGTCGCCAACCAGCCGCGTTATCGTTCCCGCATAGCAGCAATCTGCGAAAACATCACATGTCACGTCGGCAGGAAGCCGGGCAAAGATGGTCTTGAGTTCGTCGTCTGTGATATAGTCGTTGGGGAAGTCCACCGGGCAGATCAATTCGTCCCTGCCATCGGTCTCGTCGCCGCTTGGATCTGACTTGTTTGAGCCGTGGCATGACCATGCGATTGCTAAGACATCTCCTGCCCGAGCGCCCCCCACCAACGCATTAAGCTCTGCTCTCAGCCGCGAACTGGTGCACATCGAGTTAGTCAGGGTCGTATAGGAGAAGCCCTTTGCCGCGAGGGTTGCCTGATAATCGATTGTATCATTGATGCATCCTTGCAGGTCTCCGACGTTCCAATAGTCGTCTATCCCAAAAATAAGAGCTTTCTTCATGCAACCTCAAGGCACCTTCGCGGCGTCGATGTGCTCAGCTTTTGCCAGGGCAACGGCCTCGACCTTCTTGGCTTCGATGTTTGCCTTGTCGGTCTGGGTCTTGCTGTAGAAGTAGAATGCAAAACCAGATGCAACCGCGGCCCCGAATATAAGTGGGATCGTATTATCAGATTGTACCTTATACGCAGCACCAATGAACGTCTGGATAGTCCACATCAGGAACAGCATTACGGAGCTTATGACAAGCAGCATACCGCGCTGGCTTTGCCAGATGGTTTTATTGAACTCGCATGTTTCGCATTCGGGTAAGTCGGGCATCAGAAATGCACGCCCCCACCAGACAGCTTCCTCCGCATGTTCCTGATTGCCACCAGGCCGAGGCCGTTGGTGCCATACTTTGCCTGCCATGCATCCAGGGTCATCTCGTTGCTGTTGGCGTCCTTAATGAAATAGAAGTCCCTGCCATATGTAGAAGCGATTGCAGCGATGGTTTTAGGATTCAATGTGACACCAATTATGGTATCTTCCTTCGTGAGATCATTGGTCTTCTTCTCAGCTACGCCTTCCTCGCTCTCTGCATCAGAGACCGTCCAACTCTTCGCGAGGAGTTCGGGACCCCAAGGCGAACCTGCTCGAATGATCTTACAATATCCTCCACTCGGAAGATCAGCACCGAGGCCGCTATAAGTACAGAGGCCCCCCTCTAACCAATCATTTTCTGCCATATTCATCATCCTATGCTAATTATTATCATGAGGGAAAGGTATAAATAGTTATAGATCCTATAGGTTGTTGTGCAAAGGCACAGGATTGATACCGAAATGACAATCAAAGGTGTAATGGCGATAATCGAGAATCCAGAGATCAGGGAAATGCTGAAAGAGAAGAACGCTAAGATCGACAATCTCAATTCGATCATCGAGGATACATTAAATTCCTTGATGGATCAGATATTTGGCGCAAAGCAGCTTTTCGGGGAAGGCGAGAGCGCATTTACTTGGATGGCGCCAGAAGAATATATCCCATTACCGGGAACTGAAATGCTCGTAAAGCTGGCAATCGAGATGAATATGAAAGCATACGGGGAAGTCCGATGCACGCCGCTGCTGAAATTGAAGAGGGCTTAAAATGCCCTCATGCAAGTTTTGGCAGGATCAGCCAGACGGATTCCATGGCAATTGTGGCCATCCAGAAGCACATGGTGAGCCTTGCATCCTTAATACAGAGGATGAATGCCTTATTAGAGAGCCCATCATGACTTCCATGCAGATTTCCAAGGATACGCTAGAAGCCCTTCGGGAATATGGCTATCCAGCGGAGAAGGCGGTGATTAGGCTTCTGGGGATTGCAAAATCCGGCTAATTGGTAGCCGGATGTCCGGTGAGCATATCCACAAATCTCTTCATGTGCCCGGTGCGACCCACCGCATCCGGCACTACCGTCAATCCCCGATATGTGAAAGACAAATCCTTCCCATATCTCGGGGAGGGCACTTCATTTTTGGTCACAAAGCCAGCATTCCTATGCCCTCACAATTCGAGCTGGAAAATAGGCAGTCTGGGGTTTCTGACATCTCAGTCCTCTTTTCTGATTATAATTCGCCGGGCCACTATTCCCGGCTGCCGGGCCTCTAGTATGTGGCCTATGCGGATCTTTAGCCATTCCAGGGTAGCCGTATCGAGGCCAAGCAAAAGCTCCTCCAAGAAATCCAGATCCGCGCTCATAAGCAACATCCTAGATTATGATCACCTGGCACATTCTGCCACCCGCGACGGCTTCTGCGCCCCACCCAGCGACATCGGCATTATTGTCTGCCGATGTTGAATATCCTGTTCCGGCTGGGTTGGGAAATGAGAATCCGGAATATGTGGCGCTTTTATAATATACCGCAAATCCAGAGCCTGCTGAATATTTGCGATATAAATATCCAACGTCTGCTATCCATGCAAGCCAATAATATGTTCCGGATATAATATCAACAGGCGATCCGAGATTAATATAATTATCTCCCGCCGATATTGCGGTACTTGCAGTGCTTCCTATCAAATCGCCCGCAGAACCGGAGCTATCTGCATAGATCGCACACATAGCATTACCGGTCCAAGCTGAACGGACCCATATTTTGCTTACAGTTCCGCTTTTTATTGCCTGGAAGCGTTGCATCGCTAGGGTGTTCGCTGCGGTGGTATTGCTTCCGGAAGTCGATCCGTTACCAATTAACTTAACATCTGCCATCTCAGGTCACCTTCGCAATCGTCCAGGTTGATCCTTTTCGCAGGAATTGCCAGGTATGAATTTCGATCTTAGGAGGGGTATCGGTGGTCACGAAGGAGCATTGCACTGATCCAAGTTTCATATCAGGATCTATTATGCTTGAATTGGAACGGGTTTGATAGATGTCTTTTCCTGTTGCCTGCCACCATTCCTTAGCCTTAATTTCCAGATCATCCCGGAAAGTGCGATTTGCGTTATTAATGCAGGCCGGCCAAGTTGCAAAATGCCATGCCCCGTCTTTCGCTACGAGCTTAACATTTTCGACCTGGTAGGTTTCCCCCCCATCATCTGACCACACAATCCGATAGTTCTCTATCTGCCCGTCGTTAGTAGGCAGCCTTTCCGGGGCGCTTAGAACTTTCTTGGAGCCAGTGGTGTTGGTGGTTACATGCCAGGGAGAAAGCTGGTTGATACGTTCTTGGAGAGTTGCCATTAGAGCACCACTGTTAAGCTAAGTAGGATATGCTTCATGCTGGTGATTGAGTCGACATTGAAGAAAAGAATTGATCCGGCCGCCAATGCAAGAGAAAGCCCCGTTTCTTCTGACTTCACACCACTTGCAGCTATCGAAAACGTATCTATGAGGTCATCGACGGTGGGCGGATAGTTGGCATAGGTGTCCTTCCAGACAGCGATTGCAATGGCGCCTGATGTGTTATCGACCGAAAACACCCGCGCGGCTGTAATGGTGCAGGCAAAGGGCACCTCGACCGCGCCTTTTATGCCGGTTGTAATGACCGCCGAGCCATCGCCGATCAAGAAGTTTATGCCCCTGGTGAGCATGGCAACGGGGCCATCCTTGAGCTTGCCCGCGTTGGCTCCATCCCACACGGCAGGCCGATTGTCGGTATTCGTTGCAGGCCGAAGCACATAGACCGGGTAGGGGTCGCTTGTCGATGGATCGTAAACGGTCTTTATGCTCTTTGCCATGCAATCAATCCTTTGATTTTGCTATCTCTTCTCGAATTAATTCACGAAGTTCTTTCTCTGTCCATGTGCGTGAAAACACTATCACACGGCCACTGTCAAGAACTTTGATATCAGGATCGCCCTTGTATTGTTCCCTAAGTTCCGCCGCCTTTTGCTTTTGCTCTTCCGATAGTCCGAAAGGCCACATAGTCATCAATCCTTATTTAATTCGGTCGTGTACTGGCTCGTAACCTGTGCCTTCATCATTTCCAAAAGACCTATTGCCTCTTCGTGGGTGCAACAGTTCTTTTTCAGGACACCATTGATTTCATCAAATATCTTGCCTATTCGGGCTTTCTTGGCCTCTTCCTGGCTTGCCTTCCACTTAGAGAGTTCGGCCACCTGCTCAGATAGCAACCTAAGCAGGCGGTTAGTCTCTTGTGCAGGGTCGAGGACTGCGGCTTCTCGCGTCATACCTAGCTCGGGCTCTCGACGTACTTGATTTTGTTAGAATCGGAGCTATCGATGTACATCATGCCGGTATACAGCGCGGCGGGCTCTCCAGCACTCACGGGAAGGCTTGAGGCGTGCTGGTGGTCATGTCTTGATGCATCAACCGCTACGCCTTCTGCCGCAACCAATGCCGGTGCATGTGGGTCTTCATCGGATAGCGAAGCTATGCTTGAAATGCCTATTACGGCTACTTCTCGTATCGTTTTTACCATTTTTCCACCTACTCATCACATACTTGGTAAGTCTTGTTTCCTACCATGAATTGATCACCTTTCTTGTATGCACTCAAATCCGTTGGAATCGCGGTTAAAACCCTGATGCCCTCGGCCAGGTCCACAATCCCATCATTATTCTGGTCGTAAACCGCCTTTAACATATCATCCCCTTCTGCGTCCTCCACCTCGCGGCTCGCTGGTGCAAGTGTCATGCCATTTAGGAAAAGCCGCCTATATTTTTCCCTTGAAAAGCCAAGTTTCGGATCTGTCTGGTCTATGTGGAAATCATAGCCGCCGTATGAAAATATGCACCCGATTTTGCAATTTGGGTCGGTTGTATCAACTACCGCCTGCGAAGTTGTCCAAATTCCTTCAGAGTTTCTATATGCCTTCTCGGTGCCCATGAACCTGCATGAGATGTCATATTGAGTCTCATGCTGAATGGGGGCACCGCCAGAGTTCAAGGCCTCTATGAGGATATTGCAATCAAGACCTGAGGTGGTTATGGTTGGCAAGACAGAGAGCATAACCTTGCTGGTCTTGCGGGTAGCTGCGGTGAATGTAAGGGTCTCTAAGCCGATTGTGATCGAGCCGGTGACATCCGCGTGTCCTGTAATGGCCGAAAGAGTCACAGCGCACTTAAAGGCCACGGCTGGCAGGCCATCGCCGTTTAAGGTCAGGGTTGCCGCCGATAGGCCTATATAGATCTGCCAGTTCGCCCGATCTACCCGCCAGGCGGGAGAGGAAATGCCTATGACCATTATCGAACCTCTACCCCTACATATCGCCGCATATTTCGCCATGCGGCTTGGCTTAAGAGCCCGCCATGAGAATCTGATGAGGAAAAGCCGAAGGTCTCCGAGTAGCCACCGCCAAGAGAATAAGCCTTCACGCCCTGCCTCTGCAATGAGGCTCTTTCGGCCTGGTCAGTGTCCGAGACCCCCTCTAAGATGCTTATGGCCTCTTCTAGGCAGGCCCATTTTACCAGGGCAGGCACCACAGGAAGCTGGGTGGCATAATCATAATCACAAACCACGCCATCTATGATCCGGGGGAATTCCAGTGTTTGCGTTAGGCCGTCATCATTGACATCAATCTGAACGCCGTTTTCAATATACGCCCGCTCATAGCGGTATCCTCGGAGGGGCAAGCCATCGATCCGCCTCGTGGCTTCCTGGAGGGCAGCCGCCTTGCCTGCCCCGGTCCACGCGGCGCTGTCAGGTCTCCGCAAAACAAGAGCATCGGCTTCCTCGATTGTGGCTAGGTAGCTATCAGATACCGCAGTCGTCATCCTAAATAACCTCGCAGATAATGAAATCTAACCCAAATATTCTTGAAGTAATTGGTTGCCGATCCCATGTAATAACCGATTGCAGCACCGCCAATTATCCGTTTCAAGTCGGTCAAAGAAAAGCCGTCTATTTGCCGTTTGGACGCTCCATATTTGCGCCACCGATCTGAGGTATCCTTCCTATGGTGGATGCATTCAGCGTCTAGGATTAGCCACGGCTTACTGTACCACCGGGCAAATCTCGAATCCTCCCCATAGTCCCACGATTGCATGTCAACGCAATCTAAGATTAACTGCCTGTCCAAGATACTGCAAGCGATGAAGCCCGCCGCGCCGGTTACGACATGCGGGAGGGGGCGATGGAAGGCCTCATACCAGCCCGACACGATAGGCGCATCCGAGCCTAAGACCTTCTGCCAGGATGCTTTTAGTTCAACATCTGAGTCCACAAAGGCAATGCGCGTTGCGGTGGCAAGCTTCGCGCCCATGTACCGGGCACGTCCAATTCCAGAAACGACCTTATAGAAATCACAGCCTTGGCTTTTTGCGATCTTTTCAGTGTCATCGGTCGAATTATTATCTATGATTATAATTGAATTTGGCTCTCCGAATCGCCGTATAGATTTCAGGCAGGTTGCTAGGGTTGCCGCGCTATTGAAAGTTGGGACTATGTAATCGATCATTTCTTCCACTTCTGCCATTCAGGATTTCTCTGAAAATAGTATTCTTGCTCACGGGGGATGATAAAATGAATGTCTATGATAGTTAGAATCAAGCATCCAATGCACAAGACAGCGATATGCAACGGCTGGAGTTTGTAACCTAGTGAGAGGCTGGTGATCATGATAAGATTTGCGATAGTTCCCCACGCCATGAGCCTATCTTTCCAGATTTTGAGCTTAGTAGCTAAGATCCATTTTTCGGATGTCATGCACTCTTTCCACATATGCCCGACCACGTTTGCCCCACATTTCGCAGATATGAGGCCATTTTATGAACTCTCGTATTGCATCTTGAATCGGAGGGGGACAGGCAGGAACATCATATTTTGCCCACAAGTCGGGCCTGATATAGCAGATTACAGGCTTGCCCAACGCCCATGCTTCAACCGCGACCATGCCGTACCAGCCGCTTAAGAGCTGATCTATGATGACATCGGCCTCTTGCATGGCCCTCAAGACTTCTTCATGAGGCTGATTCTCAATGATCTTCAGGACTGCTCCCTCTAACCCCTCAAAGGCTTCTATGATCGCGTCAGTGCCTTTCAAGGCACGGCTGGTAGGGCAATGAAGAAATGTCAATGGCTTGCGGCTGCCAGGTGGCTCCCTTTGCCCATTCAAGTAAATCGGGTGTCGAGACATATATCTTAGATGCTAATAGCCTAGTCAGAATCGGTACTTTTCGGCCCCGGATATCTGAGCCATGGTAATGCATTATGACGGTCTTTCCCATTGCCTTCCAGATAAGAAGATCGAGCCCGAAAGGCAGGCCGGTCGAATAATGGAAATGGACGGCATCGTACGCCGGAATCCACTTACAGAGAGCAACGAACTTCCTGATCCTCCCTGGGATACTATAATCGGCGGTGAATGATATGCCGTCCGCTTCATGCCCGCGCCTGCGTTGCTCTTTGGCCAGAGCTTGCGGAATACCACATATGTTTCCGACTTGAAGTATTTTCATTATTATCAAGAAAAAATAATATGTGAAGTCTCACATTCTTCGCATTGTTAAGGTTACAGATCCGCGCAGCCCTGTTAGGGTGCCTGCATAGTCGAACGCGATCATATCACCGTTCTGTATAGCGATATTAGATGAGTTCAGGCGGGCCGTGTTGAAGGTATTGGCCGCGCTGTTCAGAGGAATAGGCGTAATTGTCGAATTTATTCCACCAGTCACTGCTTCGCCATCGTCGCATACCCTGATAGTTAAATTAGCTGCGATTGGTGCAACTTCTGTACCTGCCGCCACATGGATCTCTTCAGCCTTCACGAGATACCATAGATCGTCGGCCACAAAGACGTATTCATCTACCGAGGAGGCCCCGATTGGAACCACCAAAGTCTCGTAAACTGGCACGATCTGGCCATTCACGGTGAGGCCATCAGCGGTTCCAGCAGCTACCGTTGTATTGGAGTTAATGGAATTGACCGTCAGAACATCGGCTATCCGAGCATCATCGGTAGACGTGACTTGCTCTCCCTGAACGGTGCCGGATCCTGTAATATCAGTTGCTGTTATGGTACTCAGAAACGCATTGGCCTGCGCGAGTTTCGCGAAGTCTGCAGAGGTGTTTCCATCCAGAAGATCGGCGTTTAGGTTTGTAACAGCGGTCTGGCTGGCCACAGTAAAGGGAGCCGTGCCGGTCGCGATGTCCGATATGAATTTATAGGCCGTGATATTAAACGTCCCTATGTCCCAACTAGCTGTGAGTGGTACAGTGCCATTTGTGAGGACTAAAGCCGCCGCTTCTGTTCCGTCTAATAGATCGGCATTTAGATTGGCATTTTTGACGTTGCTCGTAATCACAAACGGCGATACATTGGCCACCGTGCTTGTGAATCGTTCACTTGCAGACAAGGTTGTTACTGTGGTTGCGTTCTGCGCAGCCGTCCCAGCTACGTTTAGTCCACCAGAGACATATGCACTAGTGACCGTGGTTACGTTTAAGGCCGTGGCGTTCTTCACATTCAGACTGCCGTTCACATATACATTCGGGATCTGGTAGAGCCCAGCAGAGGCCACAGACAACAATAGGAACAGAATTAATATTTTTCTAATCATGCCTTAGCCTCCCATAAGAAATATCCAGAAGTGCCCAACGGCTGAGTCAGGCCGCCTTTGTACTGGACGGTGAACGTGGTTGCGCTTGTAGATGCCCTCACAATCTCCCACGGAGAGTCAAACCCATCTTCCGGAGTTATGTTTATGATAGTGGGGATTGCCCCGACGCCATGAGTTACGGTCTTGCTGCCTACCCCGGCAGGAATCGAGGATTCGCCGCCATTGGCCGCCTCGGACATCAGGAGAGTGCCGTCCGAGCTTACCTTGCAGATGGTAGGCACGCCTCCCGAAGTTGCCCCAACCATGAGAGAGACCGTGACATCCTGCGCTCCTTCGATAGTCGCTAGGAAATCGGAAAGGGTCGTCATTTAGACCCCTTCTTAGTGGCATCCTTTTTCTTTATGAGTTCTCTGACCGATTCATCTGACCCGCCTATAATGGTATTACTATCAATTTTATCAATACCATCCAGGATTTCATAGTCATCCAGACTTGCCAGGATACGTATGGCGGCGGGAGAGCCGTCTGGCACCTCCCATTCAACGCCCGTTCGCTTTACCTTGACGAACATGGTACCTCTTATTCCTTGACCTTCAAAACCGCGACTTTTCCTGTCAGGTTGAGGCTGGAGATCTCCAGGTAGCCGGTGTTGTTCATGAACCTTGCAGACTCCAGCGGGCCGATGTACTTGACTTCTCCGATAGCATCCGTCCAGGTGGATATAGTCAGGTTGCCTATGCCAGATCTGAACGCAGGCGGATTATCCCCGGCCATGATACTCAGATAATTGGTATCCAGTACACCAGTCACATTCGCTAGGATAATCAGGTCATAGCCAGCGGGCCATGCATAGTTGTTATAGGAGCCATTGCCGAGCAGGGTGGTCCAGGACGTTGGCGCGCTCGCATAATCATTGTAGTCATCGAGCGAAGAGACCGCGGCTATCGGGGTTATGGTGATCGCAGAAGCCGCGCCAGCCAGCATGAGCATAGCCAGAAGGCCGAAAAGGAAAATGTTTCTCATCTTTTTACCTCCTAAGCAGTATTGCATGTCAGGACGCCCAGGGCTTCTGGTCTTACGACTTTCGCGCCGTAAACATTCAGGCCCTTTACGGCATCGGCGAATCTCTTCTCTACCCGATAGCCTTCAATCTTCGCGATCTGATTGGCGAAAGAAATGGCCCGGCTGGTGCCGAACATGATCCGGTACTTGGTTGTGGTGGTCGTGTATGGCACGTTGTGACTCTGCAAGATCTGGAAGCCAGCAGCCATACCAACCTGCCCATTTCTCAGTCCCGCCGTGGTGCCTGCCTTGGAAGCATCAATGAAGTTAGCCTCTTTGAGCAGCCTGCCATAGAACCAGGGAGGCACGATCATCCACCTACCCTCAGTAGGTACCTTGGAATCCGTCAGGGCTACGGCGCAATCAACGAGCAGATTGTAGACGTTGCTTGCATCTCCCGCAGTGTTGTTGGGTACTTTCGGGGTAGCGGTAGATCCTACAAGGTTTGCGGCGGCAGCGTCCGTGTAGAGGCTGGCGATGTACTGATCTACGCCATCTCTAAGAGCATAAGATGCCTCTTCCATAGCCGCGCCCATGACCTTGGGGTTCTGTTGGGCCTTGTCGATGTCATCAACCTGGAAGTTGAAGTAGTCCTGCTGATTGATGAGAAGGGTCGTCTGAGCATCGGTCAGGGTCTCGGGATCGGCGATGTCAGTATTCTTGGTGTAGGTCTTGACAGTCACTGCACCAATGCCATTGATCTTGACGGTATCCCCTGCTCCAGATATTGTACCCTCATAATTTCTATTCACGATACCTGCCTGAGCATATACAAGATACTTCTCAAGCTGCCTCTGGACCTCGTTGGCCCAAAACTCTGGTATTAGTGTGTCTAAAGTCACTTAGATAACCTCATTTTACCCGGCCTTCCTGCATCGCTGCCATGATGTCTAGCCGGTGTTTTTCGTGCTGTTCCGGAGTGAGTTTT